GTTGCTTCTGCCATGGTTTGTTCCTAGTGGACTTGGTACCGTTTGTCTGTGTAACGAGAGACGATCGGCCATGCTTCTTCAGCTGGCACTGTGGTTTGGATGAGCTTCAGCACATCCTCATCGATCTGCGACTCGGCTACCTTGTAGTGCAAGTAGTCCGGGTTTTGTAACACCAACGCATCCCAGCTGGAGAGGTTGGTGTACTTGCGCTGTTGCTCGTACGCTTCAGCGACAAGTGACGATGGGTAGAGGCCGAACTCATCGTAGAACTGCTTCTCGAACTCCTGATGCACCAGCGGGTAGCTTGGGGCCTGTGCGTAGTGCAGTCTTCGCTCCCTTTCACCGATGGCCCAGAAGTTTCGACGCTTCCGGTTGTCAATGCCCTGCTCAGGCACACACCAGTTAACGAGATACGAAATGATGTTCGGTGCGAGCTTGAGCTCACCCTTTTCATTTCTGTAAGGCACGTTGCCAAGGAAGGAGATGGGTGTCTCTTCTTCCAGCGCGAAGTACCTACACGTGTACCCACGTTCATCGAAGTCAGTTCCGAACCCTTCCTCGTTGTATGCGAGGATGCAATCATCTCCCATGTTGATGACACCGTAGCGATCGTGCTCACCGCGCAGTATCGTATCGACTCCAACTTCAAGGACGTCCCCGAAGTAATCATCCAGTACACAAAGGTACTGGCCCGTCATCGACCACTTACCGAAGTCCGGGTTGATCGAGATTCCCGATGGCAGCCCGACGTCCATGGAGAACGAGAGGGCGCTGAACGGATCGTCGCCATATAGCGGATTGAACACCTCGTCTGAGGTGCCATCAATCCACGGGTACGGGACGATGTACGGTGCACGGAACATCCGGTTCACGAGCTTGGCGACTCGCGGGTCGACGTAATTCGCGAGCTCCTTCGTGAAGAACTCGATCATCCAAGCGCCGACCGACTGGTCGTACTGCTTTACGTCGAAGCCTTTGATGAACTTGTACCTGTTCAGCTTCTCGAGGATGTGATCTGGCGTCCTGTGCTTCCACGTGAACGCAAAGTCCTCGAGATATACGGCACGCCAACTTGAGCAGAAGGTGGCTAGCACGTTGTTCGGGACAAACGACATTCCGAAGACCGTTCTCCGCCGTCCGGCGAAGTGGTCCTTGATCAGATTGCCGTCTTTGAAGACGCGCTTGTCCGCATCGAAGCGACGCCCGGCTTTGAGGC